ATGTTGGTGTTCCAGAACAATTGCAACGTGCCGGAAGCGCGAGTCGTGCGGGCGTGCTGGCATGAGTTGAAACCGCACGTGTGTCGGCAACTAAACAACCCAAATGATACCAAGAAACCTGACGGACCACCAAGTTAATGGCTTGAACGAACGCATCGTAATCAAAGTGATGGATGAACCCGGACCCGGCGGGGCCCACCATCATTACCTCATGGAGCTGGTGGGCAGTAAGCCCGGGGAAGCAGCGATTGGCGTTAAGCAGTGTCACCTGGAATTTCAGAACGGCCCCATCCAAGAAGTGGGCCACAACGGGTTCACTCACGAGGCGTTGCTCGCCATCGTCATCGACCGGTTGCGCTGCTTTCAGGCCGGGCCGCACGCCTGCCGGGAAAATGCGCTGGCGCTCACCAAGGTTCAGGAAGCCATGATGTGGCTCAACGAACGGACCAAGGGACGAGTCGCCCGTGGTGTTGAGGGCACCAACCAAAAATAGTATGGCCCGCTACACCGACATTACCCCCGACCGGCTGGAGAGCGGGGACGATGGCCGCATTCAGGTCCAGTCACCCGACAAGGATTGGCGCGTTCGCTGGATGATTGGCCGGGAAGCCCTGGGAGTTTTCTCCGATGGCTTGGCCGGGCGCATCCGGGACGCGCAGTATAACGGCATCGTTCTCACCCTGGAAGCGGCTCTGGACGGACTGGGCAAAGCACAGGCTAAAGCCTGGGGCCCGTTGGCGGGTGGAAAACAAACTGTTGAAAGTGTCCTGTTGGAAGTCATCAATAGGCGCATCGCCGACCCGGAGTTGCGAGCCAACACCATCGCGCTCTACCGGCAACTTGGTTTGATTGCGTGATTACGCTGGGACATTTAGACCTGAACATCTGCACGCACTGCAACAACCGGTGCGTTGCGTGCAGTCACGCCTCGCCCTTTACCAAGGCTTACCACATGAAGGCAAGCACGCTGGAGAGAGACTTGGCGGCCATCAAGCCGTTCATGTTCTTTCACCGGCTGCAATTGGTGGGGGGCGAGCCCCTGCTCCATCCCAACATCACTGACATGCTCTATGCGGCCCGGCTCTCCGGGGTGGGCCGGGAGGTGATGATTATCACCAACGGGAAATTGCTCCCCAAGATGAGCGACGTGTTCTGGGGGCTGGTGCAGCTCTTGCAGATTTCCGTTTACCCCGGCCTGGACCCCGCCATCTTGCCCTTCGCCCAGGAGCAGGGGAAGAAGTGGGGCTTCCCGGTCTACCACACCGTTTTCACCGATTTTTATCTTCAATTCAGCAAGGAGCCCACCGATGGCCAAGAAAGTTTCAAAAACTGCATCTGGAAGACCGATTGTTATACCTTGCACGAAGGACGATTCTTTCTGTGTCCTCAAAGTGCTTTTTTTCCGCACCAGTTCCAACGTCTGGAAGCCGGTATCGACGGTTTGCCGGTTGGGGAAGGACTCACGGAAGGAATCCTCGCTGATTTTTTGCAGCGGACCAGTCCCTTCAATGCCTGTAAAATTTGTTGCGGTGGACACGGCCAGACCGTCCCGTGGCAAGAACCCAAAACGAAAGAGGAATGGTTGAAACTCTCCACTGTCCCATGAGAAAAATCCAATTCGGCGCCGGGCAACTTCACCTTCCCGGCTGGGAAAATTACGACCGCGAGGTGGACTGCGCGCAACCGCTGGACCGGGAGAAATTCCCTGACGGCTGCGCAGACTTCGTCTTCTCCGAGATGATGGTCGAACACCTGACGACCCGGGAGGCGTGGAACTTCCTGGACGAGTGCTTTCGCATTTTGAAGCCCGGCGGCGTCGTGCGAATTGTCATCCCGGATTTCGTTAAAAACTGGCGGGACCTGGATGATAACTATCGGCGTGTAAACGGGGGCGTTACCGGTGCTGTTACAGATAAAGACCACGCCAGAAGCATCATTTTCGGCCATGGCCACCAATCGATGTGGACCAGCCCCATGATGTCAGCCGTGCTGGAAGCCATTGGGTTCATCCGGGTGTTTTCGGTGCCCATGCATTTTTCCAACCACGACGAGCTGCGGGAAGTTGAGCAACACTGGCGAAGTGTGGGCAAGGAGTGTGCCTCCGTCGAATCGGGCTGCGTGGAGGGAACCAAGCCGTGAGTCAGCCAACCGAGGAATGCGTGCGCGGCTTGCGCAACAACATTTACGGGCCCAACCCCAAGTATTGCACCGACGATGGCTGGGAGAGCACCAAACACAATTGGATGAAGCCCGAAAACGTGAGGTGGCTGGAGGCCCAACCGCAGAACCAAAAGAAGACCCCATGAATTACGGAGCGATGACATTGACGGATGCCAACGTGCTGGAAGCTGTGTTAGATGCGGTGGTGGACCGGCACCGGCGCAAGTTGTCCTTCCTGGAGATTGGAGTTTTTGCCGGAGGCACGGCCCGCGGTGTTTTGGAGTGGTGCAAGAGCCGTCAATTTGAGCTTCATTATGTGGGTGTAGAGGCCGGTGCCATCTGCCAACCGACGGTGCCCTTCGAGGGCGCCCGGTTGGTGGTTGGTGACTCCATCGAAGTGTGGAAGGACATCGACGACCGTTTCGATTGCGCTTACATCGATGGTTGCCACGGCGGGAACCACGTCATCCTGGATACCCTGCACTACGGGGCCAAGGTGAAGGTGGGCGGGATGCTTCTCTTCCATGATACAGCGCCGGAGATTCAGCATGACATGAAGGAAGCCTCCGGCCCTGACCATCCGTGGTGGTATAACTCCGTCAACGACGCCCACAAGCTGATGAAATTTCCGTTCGCCAACTGGGAGTTGTTCAGAACCGATTACGAGCGGGGCAGTCGCATCGGCGGGATGACCGCTTACCGGAAATTGGCTGAGTGAGCAACATCCTGCCTTTGGTCGCCGTTTCCTCGTTTCGTCCCTTGGACGAGAATGCGGAGGTGGCGCGCAACCAGATTCGGGCCATCCGTTCATGGGATGCGGCCTTCGACCAGATTTACCTTTTTGGTGAGGATGACCCGCGCCTGCGCAGTGACAAAATCAACTTCATCCAGTCCGAACCTTACCCGCCCATCTCGGCGCTGATTTCCACCTGCGTGCGCACGTTGCAACCGGCCTGCATCCTCAACGCTGACATCGTGGTGCCTCCGCACCTGCGGCGCATCGCTCAACAGGCGTGGCTTTACCCGGCGATAGCCTGGACGAGCAAACGGGCTGAGTTCGATGCGGAGAAGTTCAATTTGGACACCGCCAAGGTGAAGGACATGGGCGCGGACATCTTTTGCGCCATGCCCCCGGCGTGGCAGCGGGCCTGGGACGCCATCCCGGTGGGCTACCGGATTGGGTGTCCGACCTGGGATTCCTGGCTCCTGGGCTTCTTCGGGACCACTTACAAGCGCCGGTTCATAGACCTGACTCCGCTCCAGCCCATCTTCCATCCCAAGCATCAGGAACGGCGCCGGGGCACCATCACCGCAGACCTGCCCCGGGACAAATACATCACTTCCGGCCTGGGTTTCCCCCTCGTCTACCACCGATAGCGTTGTTGATTTGGTCGGACACTACTAATAGTGTCCCGCCAAGATGAACTTCAAATCGGCGTCGGTCATCGAGCAGATTACTTGGCAGATGCGGCTCGCCGACTATCCGCGAGCCCAAAACCGTGCGCTGGTTGCCGCGCTCTTCGATGGGGCGCCCCCCTACACCCCGGAGGAAGAGAGGGAGAACAACGTTGTCGTCAACGTCAACTTCCTGGAGAGCACCAAGCTGGCTCACGATGCCCGTCAGCAATTTGCCAACGCGGTGCAGAAACCGGGAAAGTTTTTCACGGCGCGGCTGGACTCCGGGCCCACCCATCGGCGCCAAGAGTGGGGCACCATCGTCACCAACCAAATCAATCGGGTGATGAAAAGTTGCCCGCACTATTACGAGAGCCTGCGCAGCCGGTGGGCGTTGCTCGTGCTCCATGGGATTGCCCCTTCGGTTTGGGAAACCTCGCAGTATTGGTGCCCCGACACCATGGGGGTCGAAGACATAATGATTCCTTCGGGCACTTACCTGAATCTCAAGAATCTTCCCTTCTTCGCTGTCTACCGGGCTTACACCGCCTTCCAACTCTACCAACTGACCCACGGCCCCCGGCGGGACCCGCGCTGGAATATGCCGGTGGTGGACTCAGCCATCAAATGGGCCAACGACCAAGCTGCCCAGCTAAACGGGAGCACGTGGCCCGAAGTGTGGGCGCCTGACAAGATGGAGCAACGGATGAAAGAGGACTCCGGGCTCTATGCCAGCGATGCGGTGCCGATTATTTCGGCCTGGGATTTTTACTGGTGGGCCGAGGAAGACAAAATCCAGGGCTGGCGCCGGGCCATCGTGCTGGACGCTTACGGGCAGCCCGGCGTGGGCGGGCTTCTGCCCAACAAGCCATCGGCCACCGACAAGAACATCATCGGCGGGAGCAACCAGTTCCTTTACAAGCCGGGCAAGGCGCGCAACGCCTGTTCCATCCGGGAAATCGTCAATTTCCAATTCGCCGATTTGTCGGCAGTCGCACCTTTCCGTTATCACGCCGTCCGTTCGCTGGGGTTCATGCTTTACGCGGTGTGCCATCTCCAGAATCGGCTGCGTTGCAAATTCAATGAGGCCGTGCTGGAAGGGCTGATGATGTATATGCGGGTCAAATCCATGGACGACGTGGAGCGGGCCCTCAAGGTGAACCTGATTTCCCGCGGTATCATTGACGAGACAGTGCAATTTTTGCCTCCGCAGGAGCGTTGGCAGGTCAACGAGGAATTGGTTGCCCTGGGGCTGGCCCAAAATCAGGCCATCATCAACGAAAACTCAGCGTCCATGGTGCAGAACTCCAATTATTCCAAGCCGGACGTGGAGAAAACTGCCTTCCAGGTCCGAGCGGAGTTGAATGCCACCACCGCGCTCATTTCCGCGGCTCTGCTTCAGGCGTATCAGTATCAAAACTTCGAGTATAACGAGATTTTCCGCCGGTTCTGCATCAAAAACTCCAGCGACCCTGATGTGCGCAAGTTCCGGCTGGGCTGCCTGCGCGCCGGAGTGCCTGAAGAGTTCTTGGACCCTTCCATGTGGGAGCTGGAGCCCGAGCGGGTGATGGGCAGCGGCAACAAGACGCTCGAATTGGCCACCGCTCAGACCCTCATGCAGTGGCGTCCGCTTTACGCACCCAACGCGCAGCAGGAAATCCTGCGCGTGGCCACGCTGGCGGTCACCGACGACCCGGGGTTGGCCGTGGCGCTGGTGCCCGACAATCCGGCGGCCACCACCGACTCCAAGAATGACGCCATGGTGTCCATGGGCACGCTCATGTTGGGCTTGCCGGTCAAATTCTCCGACCGGTCCAACCGCATCGAAGTCACCGAGACGCTTTTGGCTGAGATGGCGTTGCTCATTAAAAAGATGATGGCTCGGCCCAACAAAATGGCCACGCCCCAAGAGCTGGACGGGTTGCAAATGGTGGCTGGCACCATCAACGAGCAAATCCAGTTCATCGCTCAGGACAAAAACGAGCGGGAACGGGCCAAGGAATACGCCAACGCGCTCAAAGACCTAACCAACGAAGTGAAGGGCTTTGCCCAACGTTTGGCTCAGGCCATGAAGCAGGCTCAGCAGGCCAACGGCGCCAACGGCAACGGCGAAGCGCAAATGGAAATGGCCAAAGAGAAAATCAAACTCCAGGGCATGCAGCTCCAGGCCCAGACCAAGGCCAAGAACATGCGCGAGAGCCACGCCCAGCGCACCGCCGAACGGCAGGTGTCCTTCGAGAACGAAGAGAAACGTCGTCAGCAGGAGCACGAGTTGGAGATGCGCCGCAAAGGCGTGGAAACCGCCCAGGAACTTCAGGCTGAAGACGTGCGCACCGCCGGAGAGATTCAGCGCGAGCGCGCCAAGACGGAGGCACAAATCCAAAACGACCGGGAGAACACACCCGAGGCCGAATAACCCATGGACCTGCAACCCAGAACCCGCTTTCAAGAGAACAAGGCTTACGTTTCCGCTCACAAAGAATTGGTGGTATCCGACCAGTTCCGCGCTGCCTGTGAAGCGGCTCTTGCTCAAATCACCGTTGGCCTGCCCGAAACCGACGACCCTGCCGAGGCCGCTGCCAATTGGCACCGGGTCGAAGGGGCCCGTGCTTTCCTCAAAACCCTGCTCAATGTCGCCGAGAGCGCACCGTTGTCTCCGGCCAAACCGACCCAAAACCTAACCCGTTAAACCCATGCCAGCAGCTCCCGCCGCTCCACCTCCCTCAGCACCCGCCGCACCCGCCGCACCGGCTGCACCAAACTTGTCGGCACGTCCCGCACCCGCTGCCCCAGCGGGTAAACCCGCCGCTGCCGCTCCGGCGCCCCCAGGCGAACCGGCTGACCCGTTCGCTGAATCCTTCACTGCCCTGGGCAAGTTCACTAAGAGCGATAAGGGATTGCCAGAGGCCAGACCCAATGAGACGCCAAGGCCGCCGGGTGCGCCCAAGCCTAAAGTCGACCCTGCCCGGCCCGGTGAACAGGGGGTGGGTGACCCCACCGAGGAAGAGCTGGCCGAAGGACAGGCTCAGGCCGTCAAAGAGGAAGAGCAGACGCAGGAACAGCAGGACCAACAGCCTCCCAAAGAGAAGGACGAGGAACCGCGGGTGGACGAGAAGGGCCGCCGCCGCAATCCCTGGGACCTTGTGAACAATTACCGGAGCCGCAACCGGGAATTGACCAAGGAGATTGACGAGCTGCGTTCTAAAGGCGGCACCAACGGCGAGCCGCCCGCGGAGTGGAAGGCAAAATACGAAGCGGTTGAAAAGCGCAACAAAGAGCTGGAGGACGAAATTGGGTTCACCAATTACACCAAGAGCAAAGAGTTCATCGACAAGTTCCAGGCCCCTTACATGGCCGCCTACAAAGAGGCCGCTTACGCTCTATCTGGACTCAAAGTTCGCTTTGAGAAAACTGACCAAGAAACAGGTGAAACCGTCGTGACCCAGCGGGACATGACCCAGGACGACATCACCATCTTGGCGAACATGAAGCCGGAGGATGCGCGCATCGAAATGAAGATGCGTTTCCCAGAGGATTGGGTGGAGGTAAAGACGCACGTCGACAAGGTGCGCGCCATGGCCAATGCCCAGAACACCCATCTGGAAGAGCGCCGCAAAAACGGCGGGGAATGGCAGCGCCAGCAACAGGAGCAGCGCACGCAGCTCCTTCAAAACATGGTGGCCGAAAACCGTAAGACCTGGGGCGACCTGTTGGCTGAGGATACAAAGAAATTTGCGTTCCTGCGACCCGTGGACGGGGACACAGCGCGCAACGAACGGCTAGAGAAGGCCACCAAATTCATCGAGGAAGCCCTCAAGGTCAACGCCATGGACCCGCGGCTTTCGCCCGAACAGCGCCGGGAAGTTTTGCGCAAGCACGTAGCCATGCGCAACCGGGCCATCGGATTTTCCGTGCTCAATCACGAGAACAAGACGCTCAAGGCCAAAGTGGCGGAGCTGGAGAAGAGCCTCAAACAATACGCGGAATCCGAACCCGCCGCCGGTGAAGGCCGTGGCCGGGAAGGGACAGCGATGGAAGTCTCCACGTTGGACCAAGCGGCGGAAGGACTGCGGAAGTATGCCAAGTGAGATTGGTTGCGGGTCCGGGTAACGCTCCCGGCCCCACCGAGCTTATGAGGCTGGTGTGCGCTTCGCTACCCGCAAGCCAGTGGCGCCGGGGGAGCCTTGCGGCCCCCGGGGCGATTCTCGGGCAATTAACCCGATGTCGCCTTGCTTCCGGCATCAAAAAAACAGCGCCCGAGTGGCAAGAGGTGTTTTGCAGAAGTGGGAATCGCACCCACCCTTTTTCCTTTTCAATGGGAAACGCTCCACTTTGGAGCATTCAGCTTGTAACCACATACCGATTGGACGCTGGGGTTAGTCTCACCAAAAAGACGTTGACTGTCCAGCCCCTTTGTCTCATACATCGCATCATCTGCATCAGCAGATTCGCGCTCAAGCCGACGTTCGGCTTCGGGGTCAGTCGCCCGTTACCACGGCTAAACCAGTAGGCTCTGAAAGAAGAGCCGGGGCCCCTTCCGGTGGGACCGAAGATATCTGGCTTCAAAAACACCTCCCGCACTCAGTCCATAGGCGCATGTTGCGTTCGTGGAGGCTGGAGCGGAACACAAAACGTTTTTGAAGTTATGGGTGATATCATCTCTTGCGACCAGTTTCCCCAATTCTTGGTCGACCAACAGCCTGTTTACGACAAACTGATTCTCTCCGACATTCGGCCCACGGATAGCTGGGTTCTGAACGTTGCCACCGGCACCTTTGAAGCCTTCTCCGGCGTCGAACATACGCTGGACCGCTTCCGCCACGTGTTCCCCAACACGACCAAGCAATGGAACCGCACTCAGTATGGTTCCTGTTTGGGCACGCCTTGCGATAAGAACGAGTATTGCATCGGCTGGGGCGCCACGCGCATCACTTACTACCTGGAGGAACAGAGCTGGGCCACGCCCCTCTTGTGCTTCGACCAGGACATGCACGTGACCAAGGCTCAGGAGCACTTCAAGCAGATTATCTCGGACATCCTGCGACCGGCGACCACCGACATTATGAGCAACTTCCTGCGCAAGCGGGCGTTGTTCCATGCCGACAAGAAGTTCATCGCCAACAGTTCCCTCACTCAATTCACCTACACCTGGACGGTGGTGGGTGACGAAGAGATTTACTTTGACTGCTCGGCGGCTCCTGGTGGGGTGTTTAAGCTCGTCCCGCAGATGCTCCAGAGCCGGTTTGAACCGCTCATGCGACGTGGTTACGCGGGCAAAAACCCGTTCAAGGAAACGGCTCCTTACATCGAACTGGTGACCGACATTGCCACGGCCTGGGAGCTGGACAAGTTGGGTGGGACCACCGGCGTGGGCGGCACTCCGTCCGTGTCTGGCAATTGGCGGTTCACCGAATGGTCTTCGGCCAACGCTTACTGGCGCTATGGCTTCTCCGGCCAAATCGGCAACTTCATGGTGCGCGTGGACCCGATGGGGCTCAGGTTCAACTTCGTGCAGGACTTGGGCGCGGGCTCCGCTCCCAATCGGTATCGCTATCAAGTGGTGCTGCCCTACAAGAACGAAGTGACCAGCGGTGCGGGTGGTTCCCCAGGCTTGGGCTCCGTGGAAAATCCCGACTTCGACCGAGCGCAGTTCACCCTGACCTTTATCTGGCACAAGAAAGGGTTGGAGGCGCTGGTGGCCGATGCCAAACCGGTCAATCCCGAGATGCCGTTCTCCGCAAGGAATTTTGGTGGGAAGTGGCAGTTCGTGATGGACAATCTCGGGACGGACATCAACGGATGCGTCATCGAGAACAAGCGCCGGAACAAGGGTCAGTTCATCGCTGACTTCAAGCTGGCGATTCGTCCGCTCTACACCGAGTTCATCAACGTGTTCTTCCACCGACGTGAGCCGATGTGCATGCCTGAGATTCGTAACTGTAACACGGACCCGGGTTACCCGACTCAGGATTACGATTCTTGCAACCAGAGTTGCGAGGAATTGGAAGCGTAAGCTCCTTGGCGCTCCATGGGTGGGGTGCCCGGCTTTGGGTTGGCCGGGCATCCCTTCCCTTCACCTTCAACTTTTACTTTCATGCCTGAAGATTATTACGACAACGCCAGTGACAGCGTGCCTGCGGAGGATGCTTCCGTGGCCCGGGAAAATCCCAAGGACGACCGCACCCCTGAAAGCAAATTGGCTTTGGTGCAAACATCCTTCTTCAACAAGCCCCCCAAACCGGGCGACCGGGAAATGGTGGAGATTGTCGACGTTTACGAAAACGAGGTGTCCATCAAATGCATCTATGGCGAGGGCGAGGAAAAGGAAGGTTTGCCTGAGGACGAACCCGGCATGAGTGACCAGAGCGCCCCGTCTGAAGCCGAGGAAGCGATGATGTAATAAGGAGCCCACTATGGCCTGCGATGCCCAGGAACTCATTCACGAAATCCCTTGCGACCTGTGCGCCATATCGCCGGGGCTTGTGCCCTACGCGGTGTTGGTGCTCCTGTGCGCAATCCGCGATGGAGACACTATGGCCTGTGACCCTCAAACTCTCATTAACGAAGCCAACTGCCTCTTGTGCCAAATGACTCCCGGCATGGTGGGCTACGCGCAATTGGCTGTCCTTTGCGATATCGCCGGAGGCGGCAGCAGCGGCAGCAGCGGGCAGGTCATGGAATACACCGGCCCCGACCCGACCACTGACGGCATCACGCCCACCGACCCCAATCAACCCGCCATCGCTTACAAGGATGATGGGAGCCTTCCGATTTTTGTTTGGAACACCACCACCCATATCTGGCAATGAAAAGACTCTTCGCTCTGCTTCCGTTGTTGCTCCTGCCCGCTTTGGCCAAGGCCGCCGCGCCGACCTTCGGCCAAGTCATGTGGACCAACGACCTTGCTAAAGTGCTCTTGTCCCCTGAGCGGTCCACCAACCGGATTCAACTCGGGACCAATCTGGTCACCTTCGGTGGAGTGTCTTCGTCTTTTCCAGCGATGTGGCGGGAGGGCACCACGCTCAACTTTCGGTTGGCTGACAACTCTGCTTTCGCTCCCATCACTGCCGGGCTGATTCGCAGTCGGACCGCGGGCATGATTTTGGACACGGAAGATTCGGGCACGCCGTTCGCTTACTCGTTCCTGTTCCGCAAGAAGGGCGACACCGGCAACACCAACTCAGCCATCGCCAATGATGCGGAGTTGGGCAACCTCCAGTGGCAAGGTTGGGATGGGGCGGCTTTTACGACCGGAGCGGGTTGGTTGCCCAAGGCGGAGCAAGCCTGGGTGGCTGCCACCAGTCTGGGGGCTCACATGCAACTGCGGCTCACCGCTTCCAATACGGTGGGTTTTGTGGAGCACACTCGTTTCACGTTGCCCCTTTTCAGCAACGCCATGGTTACCTTCAATGGTGTCACCGCTTCGCAACCGGCGCTCAAACGCTTTGGCCGCTTCATCCAGGTGCGCTCCGCGGACGACACTGGCTTTGCGGACTTTTATGCTTCCAACGGCATTTTCGTCGGGCCCGTCGTGGTTGATACCAGCCTGCAAGTGACCAATGGCACCGCTGGGAATAACCCGGCGCTGAGATTGTGGACGGGTGGGGGCCGGTGGTATACGGAGTTCGTCAACGGCGAGGTGGCCGGTTCCACCAATCGTATCTCCCTTTCCATCGGCAGTAATACCCTGGCTCAAGGGCAGGTTATTGGATACATCCACAGTCTCGTCAACAATGGCGGGGTTCAAAACATCGTCCTGACCAATGGAGCTGGGAGCCCATGGTTGACGAGCAACACCGTGATTGCCCCAGCGAGCACCGTTTTCCCGGGGCTTCGTCAGGGAGTTGTTTCCGGCTCCGAAAGCTGGAATCCAACCAACGTCGGTTTTGGAAGCATTGGCTTTGGGTCCAACAACACTGCCGGAGGTTATTTCAGTTCCGTGCTGGGTGGGGGCAGCAACTCGATTGCGACCAACAGCGCCTTCTCCGCAATTGTGGGCGGTGAACTGAACCAGATTGGTTCCACTGCGGGAGGGCACGTCTTCATCGGTGGGGGCATCAGCAATATCGTCAGCTTGAACGCTTCCAACTCTGTTATCGTGGGTGGGCGCGGGGGCTTTCTGGATATCGCTGCGCATAGCTCCTTCATCGGCGGTGGTCTGAGCAACCGGATTCAAAACATTGGCGGCACCATCGGTGGTGGGTTGGGCAACCTGACCGGCGGCCAAGCCGCCACGGTAGCCGGTGGCCAGAACAACGTCAGCGGCAACACCGTCAATTCTGATTTCACCTTTGTTGGCGGTGGCCGCGGCAATCAAATCAATCCTGATTACGGCACCATCGGAGGCGGTGAAACCAATTTCGTCCAGAACAACGCCACTTATGGGTTTATCGGTGGTGGGCATGGCAACGACGTGAATGCGGACATCGCCAACGTGCCCGGCGGCTCCAAGAACATCATCAACATCACCAGCCCCAATTCCTTCATCCTTGGAGGCACCAGTAATAACGTTTCTGCCACCACGGCAGCAGCGGGTATCATCGGCAACTTTGGCACCAACGGCACCCCGGGAAGCGTTCTTATCTCTCCCCGGGGCACTCACGGAAGCAATTCCCTGCACGTGACGGGCACCGCCTCCACCAACATCGGACCGCTCTTTGTCCGCTCTGGTTGGTCCACTACTTACGGGCGAGTGGGTGGATGGTTGACTAACGATGTCACGGCTCGGACCAACCACACCGGCGCCGGTGGGTTCACCAATCTGGCTACTTACATCGTGCCCGCGCACGCTCTGTCCAACACCAGTGACACGATTATCTTCTACCTGCGGGGCAATTTCCAATTCGCCCAGGCGACCACCAACGATTTCCGGGCCATTTACGGAACCACCACGATTTTTGACACTGGGTTCAAAGAGGCCAGCAATTGCACCTGGGAAGCCGTCGTCGAAGTGACTCGCACCGGGAACAGCTCCCAGCTCATTGGCTCAAAAGTTCAGTGGATTATGAACGGAGCCGCGGGGTCTGGGAACAACGGGGCGCTCTCCATCTGGGCCACCAATTCAGTCAATGCCGAGAACAACGGCATCACCAACATCTTCGCCTTCCAGGGCGCCAGCCGAACGGCGTCGACTATCACCAATGACTTGTTCAAGGTGGAGTGGCAGGGATATCCGAATTTCTGATTTATGAAAATACTCCTGTTGTTTGGCTTGCTCGCTCTGACTGGTTGCCAAGCCACTGTGTATAAGCCCTTCGTCAAGGAGACGGTTTATCCTGACGGGCGAATCACTCGGGAAATCAGTGGCGAGAAAGCCACGGGTGTCTCCATCGACACCTTCACCAAACCGTTCCCGCGATGAAGAATCGGCGTTCCTGGAAAACCACTTTGGGCGGGAGTTTGTCGGCCTTTGGGACTTTCCTGATGGGCGCCACCATCGTGCCCTCGTTGACCAGTATGGCAGCCGCCGAAAGCCTCAAATGGTTCGTCGTCGCCGGGTTCATCCTTCAGGGCTTGGGCACCTTTTTCGGGCAGCTCTTTGCCGCTGACCAGACTGCGGTGATGGACATGATTGAAAAAAGCGGCGGTGATACTCAGTGGTCGAAAAAGTCCGATGAACCATGAACTGGGCGGCGGTGACTCCGGCGCCTTAACGACCGTAGTTGAGACTTTGCCGGGATTGCATGGCTCGCATGCGGTCCCGGTATCTGTCCTTCCACGTCTCGTCCTTGTAATCGGGGTTGGAGAGCATGAGCCGCTGGATGGTGAATCCTTTGCGGCGCGCTCCTTCCACCCCGCACACCAGCGCGTCGAACAAGTCAGGGGAGCGTCCGCACTTGACCTTCATCTTGGGCTTGGGTTCCACCTGAATCTTGTTGGCGCCCACAAAGCCCCACTCGCGCATGCACCCCTCGTTCATCACTTCTTCGGTCATCCCGCGGAACTGGCCTGACTGGATGGCATAGGCCACCGAGAACCAAAGTTCAGTGACGAAATTGTAATAGTAGTCCTTGCAGAAAACCTTGATGCCGTCGGACACGTAGCGTTCCGTGGCCCGGCCTCCGAACTCCACCAATCCTACATTGGGGGACCATAGCCGGGCGAAAGCCCCCACAAGTGTGCCTCGGCCAGTGGAGTCGAAGAAGAAGTTCTCCGGCGCGATTTGCCTCTTCTCACATTCGACTTTGACCCATTTGGCGATTTGGTCTTCCGGCAGGTCGTTGACGTTGACCGAGACTGGGACAAGGAGCGTTTCTTTGAGTGCGATAAGCTCTTTTTCATTGGGGTCCTTTCCGAACCAAAGTTCACCGAAGATGCAGCGGTCACCGCCGACCGCGCCGTAAGCGGCATCGAGGAATCCAATCTTGGTGTGCTTCTCTGATTTCCAGATGGCTTCCTCCATCGCTTCAAACTTCAGGCACATGGCCCGGGTGATGACCCGGCGGAGTCCCTGACCCCGGGGCATGCGGCCCTCGTCCATCATCGTGAACTGAAGCGAGTCTTCCCCGTAAAATTGTATGTCAGCTTTTATCGCTTTGCGCGTAATAAGGAATGGGAAGGGCGGTGGCACGTCCTCGGCCACGTCCATGTTGGGGCAGTCGCTCCCGGGCAATTGAAGGCAGATGCCTTGGTCGAAGCGGGTTCTCCAAGTCTTGGTCTTGGGTTGCTGGTCGATGCCGCCGTCCCATCCCCCCAGCTCTGCGTGGGGCTCACAGAGTAGGCCCAGCGCGTCGGTGGTATCCTTGGGGTTGCCCAGGCCCAGGCATTTGAAGTCCGGGTTCTTGTTGAGGTTGGAAATGGCGTCGATGAACACCCGGGGCATCAAGTGCATCTCGTCGGCAATCATCCGCACCCGTTTGTTTTTGATGCCAGCAAAGGAGCCCAACCCCTGATACTCGCCACCCTTTTTGCAAGGAACGCCGCAGATGCCATTGCGAAAATCCCGACCTTCACTAAAGAGAGAACGCTGGTCCGTGACAATGCGCTGGCGGCTTTCGATGAGTTCGCCGGAGAGCCACGAGTAACGCTCTTTGGCCGACTTGTGCAGCCGTTTGATTTCGCCCCACACACGCATTTCCAACATTTCCCGTTCCGTGGAGGAAACCAGCACCGTGGTGCATTCGCTGAATGCGTAATAATCGACCAAGCTGTGGACGGCTGCCGAGTGGGTTTTGCCCGATGAAGCCGGGCCCATCTCACCGATGATGCGGTTGTTCAGGTAGCATTCCAACTGGAGGATGTTCCACTTGTGCCATTCGTGCTCCG